ATTTGTAATGGTACACCAGCATCAACTAATGCTTTAGCTTGTCTACCTGCATCAGTATCTAATAATCTGATTTTACCTCTTACTTCTTTGCTATCTTTATCGTAGTATAAGTCTTCGACGATGTGTGACACGTTTTTCAATGAAGTATCAAACTGTTGTGGGTGATCTAATTCACCTAACAGTTTAGAAGATTTGATTTTAGCCTGAAGAGCCTCTATTTGAGGAACATACTCGTCTTCAGTATAAATTCTATTATTTCTATTTTTTTGATCAATTTGACCAAATACTCCTTCGAGAACGTAATCTTTGTTCTCTGAAGATGTAACATTCAGAGCCGACGACGACATTTCAACGATTAGCAAATCCTTTGCTTTTTTCATATTAGTGGATTTTTCTATTTTTAATATATATCCTTTAGATATTATGTAATTATCTTATTACCTTTATAGGTCTGCCAGTGGATCATCTTCACCGCCTTCTTCACCTTCTCCGCCTTCTTCTTTTTCAGCCTCTTTTTCAGCTTCGGCCTCTTCAGCTTTTACGTCATTGTAATATTTGATGATCACTTCAATTTCACCTTCACCAAATGCATTCTCTCCATATTGATCATAGAAATACTTTTTAAATTCTTTCTCTGTTGGATATGCTGCAATAGCTCCGATGATTTCAACAGCCTTTACTGTTTTGCCAGAGTCTGTATCGATATCGTCGATGTAGACTTTAGATTCTTCACCTGCTCTTACTGCCGCTTCAATAACTCTATTGTAGCGGGATTCTTTTGCAAATGATTCGATTGTTTTAATTACTTTCATAATAATTTATATATTCAATTTATTTTAGATGCCCATTCCATCGTCTTCTTCCTCAGGCTCTTCTGCTTCTTCTCTAGCTTTTGCAGATTTTGCTGCTTCGTTAGATCTTATTTCGTCGTCAGACAGCTTTAAGTACTTTTTGACTAGGTATTCTTGATCGAAGTAATACTCTTCTTCCATAGTTTCTTGATTAGTTGTCATTAAACTATCTCTCATGTTACCGATGAATTCAAGTCTTTTTTCCATGATTTCCATATGTTTCATTTCAGCAAACATATTCTCTTCGTTGAATCTTAATGCAACTTGAGTTTTAAATTGTGGATCATCAATAAATTCTGGGTATTTTAAACAAATCTGTAAATACAAAGGTTTTACTAATATCTCTTGGAATGTAGATCTTAAACGTTTGATAAATTTACCAAACTTAATCTCATCTCTAATCATACCATCGGCTGCAAGGTTAAATTCCCCACCACCATCTTCATATAAGAATCTATTAAATGGAATCTTAGATACATGTTTTAATTTATCTGAGAAGTATTTAAGTGCTTCTGTATCATTTAGTTCTGGACCTTCACCACCAAGTGTTTCAATTTCTGGTGAATCACCGTCTTTAGAAGGTAACCAATATTCTTTACTAAACTGAAGCATTGGTTTACCGTCAGTTGAAAGAGAAGCCGAGTCCCAATCAAAATCAACTTGTTCTTTGTAAGAATTCATAAGTTGAGAAAGCGATTGTTTTGCTCTTGTTTTAGATTTACCACCGACAGGAATAATAAACTTCATTCTGAACGATGCATTGGTAACAGACCAGATCACTCTAGTGTGTTCCATAATTCTAAGTAGGTTAAATGCTCTTACTAATCTTTCTAAGTAAGAGACTCTCGATGCTGTTGTGATAGACGAATAAGAGATGTATATGATCTGTGAATCATACAATTTTCTCTCTTTTACTGGATCATCTTTATATTGTACCCAAACTTTCTTACCATCATCATTGTTATATCCTGGGATTAACGTAACTGGATCTAGCTCTTTAAAACCTATAATTTCTTTTTGGTCAGGGGAATAAATTATCTCAAATGATAAGTAACCATCTATTAAGAATTTTCTATAATAATACCATACTGATTGATCTTCTGTAAAACCAAAGTAGTGATAGATCTGTCTGAAATATCTGTTAAGGTCTTTATTTACTTTATCAGATATATCAAGTCCTAAAACTTCAGGTTGAGCGAAGAAATTCTTCTCATCATATACTATAGTTTCATCACAAAGAATATCTAAAATATCTTCGATTTCATCGTTGGTTGAGAATCTTCTTAATTCGTCTCTTTTACTTATGTAATCTTTGTCAAAGAATGGAATATTCTTTTTAAGATTAATGTCAGTCATTGACATTGCTGCGAATGCACCATAAATATCGTCATTGTCATAACCGAATGGGTTCATTTCCCCATAACCGATCTGGTCCTCCATTGGACCAATGGCTTGTGACTGTCTAAGTACTAAGTCATCGTAACGCATACCGAAGCTACTCAGCGTTTTAAGTGCGCTTGAGAGACTGAACGGTTTTGTGTTTACGCTCAATGGTCCGTTTCTCTTCTCTGTAAATCCTGCCATAGTTTTTAATTTATGTTATGTTTTATATATCTCATTTCTTTAAGTGGTTTCTAAATGCTTCCTGGATCTTGTTTATATCACTACCATTTATATCCGCAAAGTCTAGAATAGCTATCTTTGCCCAACTTTCATAAGAGACCATTTTTTGATTTGTCTTGAGGTTTGGAATGTATTGTCTTATTGCAAAATCAAAACCATACTCCTTTAAAAATCTTTTTGCACCTTCATAAGTAAACTTAAGTTCACTTTGTTTTTTTGCATTATCTGATGATCCGCCCTTCTTTTGATTTTCTATTTGACTTTTCATTTGTTCATAAACAAAATCTAATAGATCTTCTTTAATTTTAGGGGGTAAAAGATTTAGATTTATACCGCAATCGTTTCCAGCTTCTGTTGGATCTAACGCTAAAACAACAGGATTGGCATCAAACCATGCTATCCTGTCAATATGCTTAGGTTTTTTATATTCAAAGACATATATCTTTCCGGGTAAAAAGGGTCTACGAGTATCTGCGATACTTTTTGTTTTACCCTTGTCAAACCATTTTTTAGCCTCATTAATAGCCTTACTCATGCTACCTGCGGATTTAGATAATTGTTTTATGTCTTTCTTAATTTGACCCATTATTTAAGTGACTTTTCTGTAAGCACAATAAACCTCCAACCTCTGTTTTCTGACCAGGCTTTGGCATATTTATATTTATCCATATTTTTAACATACTGCTCTGCTAGAAACTTATATGATTTGATTGCTCCTTTACTTCTCTTTTTTGGAGGCTCTGGCTTTCTTATCTGTGCTTCAGGTTTGATTTCAACTAGAAATTCTTCAAATCCTTCTTCAGTTTTTGTTTTCATATAAAAATCAGGATAATATTTGTGTTCTCTTTTGTCAAAGGACCAGATATATTTGATCTCGACTGGTTCACTTGCCCATTTAACAACATTATCTTTAGTATCACACATTATCATAAACTTTCTTTCCCAAGATGATCTGTATATAATTGGTGTCGGGCCAATATACTTCTCTGGCTTTGTTGGTATGAAATACCCTTGTACAAATCCTGAATTATTAGTTGGCTTGACATTTTTTATTGACATTATATGTTAAACATTCCACCTTCACCTGTAGAATCTCTTGATGAGATTTTATCCATTGAAAGAGTATTTTTATATTTTTGTGGGTGTATTTTATTCCATCCTTTAGCATAACCTCTCTTTGCTATTTCTGTAAAATATGCAAATGCATTAGTATACTTTGGATTGAAATTACGCCAGTATTTTAGTAAATCCAACATAGCGAATTGTAAACAATCATCTCTATCGTCACTATTTACGTATGTTAATTTATTTATTGCTCTTTCTGCAAGTAATATTAACATCTTCTCTGCTGTGGGTGTTAATTTATCTTGATCTTTAGATTCTACTATTGCGTTGTAAAGATCTTTATTGTTGAGGTAATTCTTTTTTCTAGCCATTAATCCTATTTAGTTTAGGGTTATACACAAAAAAGCCCATTTGTTTCCAAACGGGCTTTTTTATAATTTATATGTGGGGATTATACTCCTGCACCTGCTTCTAAAGCAACTTTGAACTTTTCAATTCTAAGAGGTTCGTCGTTTGCAAAAACAGTTAATGTGTCGTCTTTTCCAGCTGAAGCATATTCTACTGCATCAACTTTAATAGGATCACCTTCTTTTAAACCTTCTGCTTCTCTAGAAACTGTAGCGTTTAGGTAACCATCAGAAAGTCCAAGTAATTCTTCGTTTTGTGCATCTGTAAGTTCTTCACTCAATCTAGTGATTTCAGTGTTAATTAAATTATCAGCTGCTTTAATATCTGGAAGA